TACCGGCGTGCAGGCTGTGCCTGTGCAATCGAGCGAATAGGTGCCGGACGAAGGGTTGTTGAGAAGGCTCGACACTGCCGTCGATGGCGTGGTCGCGCAAGTTCCACCGCTTTGGATAGGCGTAGCGCCTGATGGACACGGGGTTGTCTGCGCGCTTGCCATGTAAGCGCCCATGAAGAATATCGTTAACGCGATGATGCGATTCATTCCTCCCCCTACGAGTACATCATGGGACCAACTGCATCCAAACTTCCATCTGTGTCCACTGCGAACATCTGCAAAGAACGACCGTTGGCGAGCGAATTCACTATTCCTCCATTGCGAACGTTTGATGGCCATACGAACGTTCTTCCTCCGGTCCCATCCTGCACGATCCTGAACACGATGATCGAAGGCCCGATTGTGCCATTGATAAATGAGGAACTGCTCACATTTCCCGTGAGCGTTATCTTGAATTCCAGACCTTTTGAACCATCGAATGTGGGCGATGCACTGTACGTTACCCCGACAACTCCCTGTGGAATGACTCCCGGTATATTCCCTGCCGTTAGCGTGCCGCTGATCGATACATTGCCCTGAACATTCAACCCGGTAATCGGTGATTGGCCGGTAAGAAACAGATTAAGTAACGCCCATCCAGCATTGGTTGGAGCGCCCCAATTGTTCGATCCTATGGGCGGCTGCGGAAATCCGAGACTCGTATTGGGCATTTTTTCTCCTTAGTACCCGACCGCTTCCCAGTAAAGTCCGTCCGTTGATGGTTGCACGCCGGTTTCAACCGCACATTGCGACAAGGTCAAGCTACCCGATTGAATCGATATGAATCCAATTCCATGACCGAAGATCGTTACGCTCGTGGCGTTGATTGAAATGCTGGACAGATTTATAAACGACCTCGGAAAGGTGATGATCGTCCCAGTTGAGACCGAACCCGATCCTGTGATATTTCCCCATTGACGAATCATTCCACTTGGGTCTTTAACCCAATTGCCATTCGAGTTTGAGCCGGATGTAAATCCCGCAGAAACCGCAGCGGTCACAAAGGCGGTCGGCAGCGTTCGTCGTATTATCTCCGGGGCTTCGCGTTGGGCATACGAGACCGTTGCTGGCGAACACTCCGTTACTGCTGATAAGTGGCCCGGAAGCGCGGAGATTTCCGCTCAAGTCTGCTTTGAATAGAATCAAGCTCACGGCGTTCTCGGCGGGATCGGGCTGCATCGCTCCAACAAAAGATGCTGGCCAGCTTACGGTTCTTCCCCCCGTCGCATCCTGAACAAAGAAGAATCCCACCACCTGTCCCGGAAGAACACCGGAGATTGTCGATGACGTGATATTGCCCGTAAGCGTCATCTGAAATCCGTTGGCTGAAGCAGCATTGAAGGCGGGAGTAGGAGAGTAGGCAAGTGAAATCAGATTCGAGAGAAGATCAGCCTCGGTGATGACATTGGCCAGAACTGCCGCCAAAACCGAAACGCTTGCATCGCTGGTCGTGTAGCCTTTAGCGGCCATCATCTGTCCAAACGCGGCGCAGAAAGTCGTGGACTGATAGGTTGCCTTATTCAGGAGTGGGGATGGAACGATGTTATCAACGCCGTATCCGCCGGAACGCTGCGAATCGGCAAGATATTCAGCATCCGTTTCCTGATTCGCCGCGCCCGGATTCCATTGAATTAGATTCGTCGATGCCATGATGCTCCTATGCCAGCTTTCCTAAGTCTACCCCAGCGATAAATGCGTTGTTTTCGTCCGTTCCAAAGATCGGAAGATTGCCAAAGACAAAGTTGTACTCGACCCCTTCAGGGCGGGGAACAATGTAGCCATTCACGATCAGGTCTTGGATAATCGAGGTGAAAGTTCCAGTCAGAACAATGTCGCAGCTCATGTTCTGATTGTCTGCAATGATGATCGAACCGCCGGGAAACAATTGCGCCCAAATAGGATAAAGAGCCTCTTCCGTGCCATCCCACTGATTCGCCGCGATTGTTGCCTGAATCAAAAGTGCATAGGTCGCGTCGTCAAGAATCGGACTCACACCATGAGAGGGCTGAAATCCTACCGTCCTGCTCACTCCCGCGATTTGGCCCAACACATCTAGCTGAACTCCTTCCGCGTAGGAAAGATCAAATGCTTCGGTCATCCCCGTAATCATGTTCGTCGTGTCATTCAGGGGTGAGAGCAAATCCTGAAGCCATGCGTTCAGGTTTGGAGCGAGACGGTATTCGGAGGTAAGAAGCCCTAGATAATAGGAAATCCCGAGCGCATAGATCGGCCCTGTGTCGGCGATTCCGTATCGCCCCGTGCCGTACCCGCTTTGGTTGTAAAGTGGCATCTACATTTCCGTCACAACAATGTTTCCTGAAATTCCCTGTGCGACCTGATAGTAATCAAGCGTGATGTCTGTCGTTCCCGAAGGCGAAGCCGACAGTCCAGTGCGCAGAGAAGTGATCGAAAACTGAGGTGTCACGAGCGATGGCATGACTGATTGCGCCACGGAATAGAACGAAGAATAGGTGACCGTTTCCCCGATTTGCAGGCTATTCAGGTAGGAGACAATTGCGGATTGAACCGCTGCCAGAGTTGCGCTCGTGTATCCCTGTAAACCATGAATAACCATCGTGGCATAGATCGGCGCATAAGTCGGGCGCTGGAATCCAATGGTCGTGACGGTTCCGGTGTTTGGATCGGTCACAGGAACGCTTGTCGAGCCAGCTGTCGAGTCTGGATTGGTATAGACCCCCAAACCGCGCTTCTGATAAATGGCTGTTGCGATGGCAAGATTCGATCCTCCCTCGACCACCATTGAAATCGAGTGCGGAGGATTGCCCCAGAAATCAATAGAGCCGGTCGGATTTTCAATCGAGCTTCCCGGCCCACTATCGGGCGTAGGGGTTCCTGTGGCGTACCGCGTTACCCCGGGAACGGCTGCAATGGCCGCGATGGTCGATGCAAGCCTGGTGAGAGCGGGAGCGGCCACAGACAACGCCTGACGCGCTCTAAGCTGGGAATCGCTTTCCGTAGGCAGCCCCGGAAGAGCCGGGGATGGGTTTGTGGCTCCTGTCCAACCCGCCGTAGCTCCTTGGGAGATCGTATTGATTGAACCTGCCTGGGCCTGAATCGCTCCGGCAGTCTGGCAGGTAACGCCCACTGTGACACTTCCGCCGCTCGGAATGGTTACGCTGATCGGCAACGCCCACACGTATCCCTGTATGTCTGTGACTTGGCCGTTTGTAATGATCGTTCCACCCGCTCCTGTCACCGTCAGGGGAGCAGTGGAGTAGGACGCCGGGAGCCTCGCAATTCCGTTCATCTTCACGATGCTGTCGAGATCGGCCCCAATCGCAGTTGAGGGAGACCGGGCGTTATAGGCCAACTGCGAAGCTAGATTCGAGTCATAGCATTTCAGGGCGAAGATGGAAATTTCCTGATATTTGGCCGTATCAGTTCCTAAATAAACAACTTGGGGATAAATGGCCTGATAACCAGAGATGAGGCTGTTGATGATCGATTGATAGGACGGGAGCACGAGTCCCGCGTTGGGGTCGATGTATGGAGCAACGTAATTCGGCGCTGGAGGCATTAGGGAGTCACCTGTGCGCTCGATCCGGGAGCATTCGTTATGATGAGTATACCGAATGAAGTCTTGACTCTAGCCGTGAACGTCGATCCCATCGTGGCCGTGTTCAGTGAGAAATTGAAGTTAAGGATTTGGGTGACATAGGGACAGCCAAGAATCGTCTGCTGAATGATGAGCATGACCCCAGCCTGATTCGCAGGCGCACCAGATGAACCGATGAGCGATTGAAACAGCGGAAAACCGATCACCAGATTCTCCCACCATTCACCGAGGAGGAGTTTCAGTTTTGTGGCGATGATCTGCGCCACTGCATCAAGGTCTGAAAGAAAGACAGGGCCGTTCGGCCCCTCGATGGGGTCCCAATTTGAATCAAGCTGCTGGACCATAATTGTTGGAGATGTACTCATTTTCTCCTCACTTCTTCCTGCACGGGATGAGTTTCCTCACTGGTTTGCAATCAAAAAGCTCAGGCACACCGGATTCGTGACCGATGCCGTCACCGTCGAAATTGTGAATCCCTCGTT